GGACAGAGCCCCCCATCGGGGGAACATTCCAAGCCACCTGAATATCCTTCGGCTTCGCGGCCGGAAGGGTGCCGAGCGGGGATACAGGCGGGTTGTAGGACATACCGCTAATCGGGTTCGGCGGGGGTGACGAGGCAGGTTGTGGGGTGGCTGGCGCGGTGAGGTTGCCGTAGCCCGAGTAGCGGGACGGGTTAATACCGATGCTGTTAGGCGCTGGGATGCCCTGCGGAGCCTGCGGCGGCCCCTGTACCTGACCAAGCGCGGAAGCGGCCTGTGCGGCCTTCTCTGCCCTCTGGCGGGCCATTGCATCGGCAAGGCCAGCGTTAGCTATGCCTGCTACCTGAGTTCCGGCAGGCAATCCGGGATAGTTGCCCACGGACGGAACATTGCCCTCCAACGAGGCAAGCTGATTGGCGGAACCTACCGGACGCAGGCCACTGGTGAGGCGAGAACCCGCAAATGGACGGGTTGTTCCAGCTACCTGAAAATGCGGCTTGTCTGAGTTAATGAGGGATTCCGGCTTGCTCATGCCGAAAGCTCCCGGAAGCGACTTGCGATTGGCGTTCAGGTAGTCCTGAACAGGACCATATCCAATATCAATGGCGGTGCCTGCCTGATGCCATGAATTTCCGGGTTGAGCCTTCCTACCGGGAGACGGAGGGGAACCGACCGCTTGATGCCAATATGAACGGTACGCATCGTTGATGGTGGCGCGTGCGCCCGTAGCGGCTTCAGCCTTGCGGATCATGCCCGCCGCACCCTCAATCAGGCGAGGGTCAACCGCAGAATACGGGTTTGCATACCCAGCTAGAGCACCTTCCTGACGGGTTGGAGCAATCGTGCGGCCAGCAAGGTATCCAACGTCCTGTTCCCAACGGTCAGGCTTGTATCCAAGGCCAACAGAAGCAGCACCGGACATGCCGGAATTATTCATCCCATAGGACGGTCCACCGAAACGAGATTGCGAAGCATTGCTCTGCGCCGCCTGCGACACCCGCCCCATCGCCGTTGTGCGCTGGTCCTGAAGACCCCTGGCCGCATTGGAAAGGCCGCCACGGCTCACAGTACCCGCATTTCCGCCGGCGCCCGGTGACTGCGTGGAAGCGCCGCCACCCTTGGAACCGGAAACCCCGCTGCCGCCCGTCGAAACACCGCCGCCGGGGCTATTGCTGGCCTTGGTGCCTGACGTAGATCCACCGCCCTGCCCACCCTGACCCAGACCGCCACTCTTGGTGCCGCTGTTATCGCCACGGCTCACGCCATTGGAGGACGCGCTGTCATCGGCATATGACTTGATGCCACCCGGACCGCGCTGGAACGTGCCGTCCGTCAACTGGCGGATAAGTTCATGTTCCATCGGATTGAGATAGGCCAGCGTCTCGGCAGGATGGCCCTTGCCGGGATTATAGATGCGCGGGAGCGTGACTTTCTTCTTTGCCATCAGCGGCTCCCCATCGTGCTAAATTTGAGGTCATCGACGCCGCGCGCGTAATCCCACAGACTGCCTGCCGGAATGGTCAGACGCGCCCTGTGATAACGTCCGTTGACCCGTGACGTACACATGCCGTAGGCGTTCACGGCCTTGGCGCTTCCGTACGAAACGGCGTCATAGAGGTTATTGCGCTTGCCAATGGTAATGGACGGCGCAACCGACGAACCCTCGACAATCGGCCTCATGCCGAGAAGCAGAGACCGCCTGCCGGGGGTCAACTGGTTGTCACCCGTCTCTACGGTTGCAGCCAGATTGGCTCCAGAAAAGAACCCCTGCTGGTGAGACGAGTTGAACGCCGCCATGAGCAAACGGCCCGAACCCGCCCAGAAACGGCTATCCACCGGGAAAGGAAGGCCATCAATCGTGGCCGATACAGCGTCCATGCCGTCAATGGTGTAAGTCGCCTGAACTGCCGCCGTGAACAGCATTTCGTGATCTACGGAAGCGTGCGACCACTGCCCCGTGGGCCAATGGTAAATCAGTACCGTATCAGGCGTACCCGTGACCGTCGCATTGAGGGACGGGAAGCCCATAAGGTACACTTTGTTAATCGGGTCGATTGCCGAGGTAACGCGGAACAGGAAATTGGCGTCCAGATTGGACTCAATCCAGCGATCAACCTTGTCTGTACCAATCGGGATGATTTCGGCACCACCCCGGATCATGTACATGCCATCATCAGCTAGGAAGAACGCGAAGTTCTCATAAGCCGCAATGGAACCGTCAGCACGACAGCCGAGGAACGAACTGATTTTGTCGAACCGGAAAGCCGTGGGAGGCCCTTCAAACGACATGCGCGTAATGGCACGTTCCTGAAATACCAGCCCATACTCGCCGCCCACGAAACCCATGATGGACCCGCCGTCCGGCAAGTCCTGGTAGTCAGAAAGCGTTGTGGCACTCGACACCCAATCCGCAATATTACCAATGGCAGACCAGCGAACGCGATTGTTGGCAGTGGAAGTCTTGGCGAGAACGCCAAACTCACGAATGGTGCCAGTGAAGTACGATGCAGGCGGTGAGCCAGCCAACGCCGCGAAGTTGGACGAAACGCCCAACTGGTACACCTGAACAGCATCATTGCCATTCGTAGCAATGACGTAATCACCATACTGCGAGAATGACCATTTGCTATCCGAAGCCGTGGCATAAGCACCGCCAACCGTGCGGGAAACGTCAGACCATGCAAGGCCGTTGGAGTTCAATTTGTAGAGCTTGGTCGCATCGCCGCAGAAATTGTAAATCGTACCGCTGAGAGAACGGCAGGTTACAGCACCCTGAGCGCGGGCCGTAATGGCAGACGCCGTGGCAGCGAAGGCCGGAAAAGGCCGGAACCCGTCAGGCGCAGGAATGACGTTCAGTGCTTCCGAGGAAGCCTGAGTGGCAAAATCCGCACTGTCAGGAAGCCAGGAAGCGAAAGGGACCATTTCACCAGCCGTTATTGATGTTGAACGTGCGGCGGGTCATCGGCAGTTCAGTGCGCTGAAACAACTGCGGGCGACGGTTTCGGTTCTCAGCCCTCAGACCGTCTAGTGCTGCCTTTTCCATCGTGGCGCACCGCTGGGCAATCTCGTCAGAATGCAGAATATCGGCTGCAAGTCGCTTCTTTGCACCCTGCCGGATTACCTCTTCCGCATCCTCAGTCCAAGCATTCGTGTCGGCATCAGCCGAGAGTGTGGAAAGCGTCGAAATGTACGACAGTTTGATGGTGTAAACCGCATCAGGAATTGGAAACAGGCGGATTTTGTTAGCAAACCGCGAATAGAGGTCAGGCTGACCAAACAGCGTTCCGTCCTGAATGTCCTCAATCTGGTCATTCGTGACGCCGGGAAGATAGGTCGCATATCCACCGCTACCCGGAATGCGCATGGACAAAATCTTGATGATGTTCGGAATGGCTGCGAGGTCCGTGGAGGTGTAAAGCTCCTGAGACGCTACGGTGCTGAAGGTCGTGACAGCCTCGTTGAACCAGAACGGCTCCCCGGCATAATCCGCAATGGTGGACTGAATGGCGTTCTTGATCTGCGCCGTGGAAATATCGCCGTCATTGATGAGTTCATCAGCAATGCGGGTCTGCATATCAAGATACGTTCCCATAGCCCCTCCGCAATAGTGGAAGGGACAGGAGCCGAAGCCCCTGCCCCATCGTCGTTAGTTGTTGTGGAAGCGCGAGGCCAACTGAGCACGCAGCGTCTTGTAGCCGTATGCAACATCGAGACGGCAAGGGAACTTGTCGTTGTTGATGTCGTAGGCACGAACGATACGCATCGAAATGCCGTCCAGAACTTCGCGGGCCTTGAAGTCAACGCCGTTCGGCATGACAAGGTCAGCCGTGGCGAAGGCGAAGGCTTCCTTCTGGAACAGCAGGCCCGTCTGGGTAGCGGTCGAAGCCGTACCAAGCCAGGTCACAGCCTTACCAGCACCAGCGCCGACAATGGTCACGTTCTGGGTCGCGCCAGAAGTCACCGGAGTCGGGGAAACGACCTGAGTACCACCAGCGGCAGTCGTGGATACGAACTGCTGGAGGATGCCAGTCGAAACCTTGGTTTCCGGGTGGACCGAGAACACACCAGCGATAGTGAACACGTCACCGATAGCAGACGTACCCGTGCCAGTCGTGATGGTGATGGTCGAGGAACCCGAGGTGATGCCCGTCGAGGTGTTACACACCCAAGCGGTATCAGCCGAGCCACGGGTGTGCGACGGCATCATGGTGTTTTCCGCCCAGTCGAAACCAGCGGCGCGGCCCATGTAGCCTTCCTTGTACTGCTTGGAAACCTGGGCCGTGTCATTGAACAGGGCCTTGGTATCCTTCACGAGGTCAGCCATGCCCTTCGGGTCCATGAGCGCGGTACGGTCATTGACCGGAGCCAGCGAACGCTGGAGCAGAACACGGTTGTCGAGAGCAAGGTTGAAGGTAGCCGCAGCACCCACGTTCCACACGCTGTTGTAAACGTCCTTGTAGACGTTCGACAGCATGTCCGATTCGATGTTGGCGGCAAGAACCGCCATCGCCGGATCAAGGATGCGCTTCGAGAAGTCATCCAGCGACAGGGTCAGGTCAAGCGAGGTGAAATTCAGATCAACACCCTTCTGGGTGGCAATCTGGAGCGTCACGCTCGATTCGGTGGTGTCCTGAGCCGACAGGGTCGCACCCGTACGAACCGTGTACTGGTTCGGCAGACGCACCTTGAGGCTGTCACCGATCTTTGCGCCTTCATTGGCGAAAGACTTGTCGTACTCACGCACAACATTGCCGATGAAGTTGCACTTCTGGTGGAGAATGCGCAGCGCCTCGCGGGTCACTGCGGTGGGGGTCAAAATAGTGTTAGCCATTAGTCATTTCCGTCTATGGGACGCTGCGTCATCCGACGCTGCTGATGAGGTTAAGCGGTTATCTGTTTGCCTTCCGCGCAAGCTGGCTTTCACGCCACTTTACCCACTGTTCCGGCGACAACTTGTCGGGGTTAGAGGGGCCTGTGCGCGTCTTGCCCATAGCCACCGTGGGAACGGGTTTCGCTTCGGGCTTTGCCTGCTTGAGGGTGGCATTCTGCTTCCGCAGTGTTTCGTAGCCGATCCTTGCGAGGTTCAACATTTGGATATGACGCGGGTCAGCAGTCGCGCTGAGTTCTTCATTGCTGAAGCCGCCTACGTCCATTCCAAACTTTGTCAAACTTGCTCGCTTCTCGGCGTCAAATTTGCCATCCCAGCCAATATCGGCTTTGGGAGTGTTGAGATGCTGAACGGCTCGTTCCAACGCGATTGCAGTGGACTGTTCGCGGTAGGAGGCCAGTTCATGGCGACGGCCCTCAACGTGGCCGGAAAGACGGTCGTGATAGTCTTTCAACTGGGTATATTCAGCCTGCATGACAGCGTGCTGCTGCATGTCCTGATTTGCCAGAGCGGCCCAGTTGATGCCCTGGAACTGTTCAAGACGCTGGCGAACGGTGAGCAACTGCGCTTCCTCATTGAAAAGCGCCGACCTCGTTTCTGCTTCCCACTGCGTTGCTTGGCGCTGGGATTCGATTTCCCGGCGCTGCTCTGCAAGGGCCTGCGTCTTCTGGGTATAATCGGCCTGCATCATCATGCGGGCCTTGAGCTTCTCGGCTAGAGACTTTGGAACCCGTACAGGGTCGCCGTCAATGTCGAGTTCCTCATCTTCCTCCGGGGCCTCTCCGCTTCCATCGTCATTCTCATACGTGTCTGCGGAGAGGGTATCGTCGGAGGCTTCAGTATCGACTTCCGGCGCTTCGGCTTCAGGGGCTTCGGCAGCGAGATTAGTCGTGTCGTTCATTTCCATCGGGAGTGCCTTTCAGGGCTTGCTCACAGGGACAGCCGCGCTTCACAGCGGGGCATTCAGGGGTCATTCCCTGAATTGGTTAGTCGATTGGGTCGCAGACAACCTCAAGTTCGACAGTAATGGTTTCACCGGAAACCGGGGTATAGGCACCGCGAGCCTCAACAAGGCCGTACACGGTACCGTAAATCAGGTTCACATCAACGCCAGTGGTCGATACAGGAACGCCCTGACCGGACGAACCGTCAGAGAACGCCTTGTCAATCGTCACATCGAACGCGCCAATGTAACCCGACTGGGTGGACAGCCACACGCCGCCGTCACCGTTGGTGACAGTCGGAAGCGTGTTGTACAGGTGAACGCGGAAGGCCGAACCCGATACGCCCGTGCTGGTTTTGCGCATGCGAATGCGGCGCACAATCGACCCGATGTTCTCATTCCTGACGGTAAACGTCATGGGAACAACGCTGCCCGCAGTGGTCGAATTGGCGACCAACTGTCCCGATGCATATGCCGTGATGTTGGCCGGACGGACAAAGGACCAGGTGCTAACTACGATATTCGACATTTCATGTCTCCTGAATGGATTTTCCGGCTACATGCCGCGAATATTCTTGCCGTTGCGAAGCCAAGAGGGCGCCATAGTCATGCCACCACGCCCGCCGCCGCTTCCGGGGTTCCATCCAGTGCCAAGCAACTGGGGAACATTATTTCCGAAACTGGGAACACCAGATACGCCCGGATGGATTTGCATGTTATTGAGTGCAGACTGATCAATTCCGCCTGAAAAACCAGAGTCAATCATTCGCCCATTATTGAAATCCCCGCGGCCAAGGCTGCTCTGTCCATTGCCGACAGGAGTTACGCCAGCGCCCGCGCCTTCCGACCCACGATCACCGACCTGATACGGAGGAAGCGTGGGGTCTTCGACCTGTGGTGCCTGCGGAGGACGCTGGCCGTTGAAGCCATAGGCGTTTCCCTGCGGCTGGGTAGTACGGAACTGAGCGTTCATGCCATTGCCTATGTTGCGCTGAAGGCCCATGCCCTGCCCCGGAATTACCATTCCTTCTGCTTTGCCACCCATTGTTCAATCTCCTATGCAACCATCAGCCATTCATCATCGGCCAAGGCGATCTGTCTGAGTTTGTCTTGACGCGCCTGATCTGCTTCCGATTGGCGCTGTTGAAGTTCTGCCATCACATCCCAAGCGGGTCGGACGGGTGCAATTCCTGTCTGCACATGAAGGTCGGGAGCCAATTCGATGACTTCCGGCGTCTGGACCTTCTTATTGGTCTTATGAGCAGGCTTGTCTGCGTATTCTGGGTGAACCCTATAGTTAGGCTCCGCAGGTCCCTTCCAGGCAAATCCGCCACCAGCAACTTCACCACCAATGAGCGAAACGGAACTGGAAACAACGTCCGAAGGCTCTGTAATGTCTGCCGAGAGGCTTGCAGTTCCGCCAGATACGGAAACCGTAGATGCTACAGCGTCTGGGCTTTCGGTGATTGCCGCAGATAGCGACGAAACGGCATTGAGCGTTGCCGCAACTACATCTGAGCTTTCATTTATCGCCGCAGATAGGCCTACAACAAGATTAGCGGTGGCTGCAACTACATCCGGGCTTTCAGTAATCGCGGCAGAAAGCGAGGCTACGTCACCGACGTTAACCGAAGATGCTACAACATCCGAACTTTCGGTGATTGCAGCCGAAATGCTCCAGATGTTTGATACAGTGGACGCAACAGCATCCGAACTTTCAGTTATTGCGGCAGAGAGGCTTACCGTAAGCCCTATATTTGCCGCTACAACGTCTGAACTTTCGGTAATTGCAGCCGAAATCGTGGTGCCAGATGCAGCGTTTTTATCAGCCGCAATCGGCTTTGAGGCAATAGGACTAAACCCGAGCATTAGAACGCTCCGATAATTACCAGCCCGTCGCCACCGTTTCCGCCGTTACCAGCGAGGCCGCCAGCAGTCGAAGAATTACCACCACCGCCGCCGCCGCAGCCGTAAGCCCCAACACCGCCATTACCAGCCTGCCCTGTCGTATGGCCGCCGCCGCCCGTGCCGCCGGTCAGAACCAGAATTGAGGCGCTCTGCCTCGCGCGGGGATCGAGGATAATCGGCTTGTTGAAGCCAATGCCGTTCACTCCGTTGCCACCCGTCGTGCCAGCACCACCATTCACAATGCTGGCGGGGATTTCCGTGCTCGTTGTCGTGACGCCACCGCCAACACCAGTTCCGTTGCCGCCACCGCCACCACCTGAGTTTGGAAGTGGTCCGTTTCCGAGCGCAGGAGCTGACCCCGCGCCATTAGCTGCAGCAGCGCCAGCACCGCCAGCCTTGCCTACCTGCGTTGACGTAATGCCCAAACCTGTAAGTGCCGTCGCGCCAAGCGTGGTTGCAGCGCCTGCCGTCCCCGCCGTGCTGGCCGCCGCACCAGCACCAGCACCCCCGCCTGTTACAGTGGCGACAAGATACGCCGCTCCCGTAAGAGGCTGCGTTGCGACATAAGTCTGCGTACCTGCCGTTCCGTTGCCAGATGCCACAGCACCAGCGCCGCCATTACCAACACGGACATAGAGCGTATCAGGAATGAGGACTGCAGGGATTATGATGGTATGAGAGCCACCAGACCCGCCGCCGCCTGACGCAACCGTTGCGGCACCGCCAGCTCCCTTGCCGCCGCCACCGCCAGCACCGAGTGCCAAGATATAGACCCATTGAGCGCCGACAGGCTTCTGCCACGTCTGCCAGGCGTTCGTGGTTGTCACGTTCGGAACAGCGTAGAATACGCTCCAGTTTGTTCCGCCCAGTGATGGCATTGCCTCACGCGGAAACATTACGCCTGGCTCCAAACCGGAGGAGTTGGATTGGTATTGACCGTTGTATAGCTTACTCCCTCCTCTACGGGAGTGCCATCATCCATGAGCAGCCGATTTGTTCCGGACACATCATCGAACTCAAGCCATCCGGGCTTGCCAGCCAGATCACGATCATCGAACATGATTTGCCAATACCGCATCAGTATTTGCCTGCGATGACGAGAGGGTTGAAACCGTTACCAGCAGCGCCGGTAGACGTGCCGAAGGTCATTAGGAGTTTGGTCGACGCTGGCATGCCCATCATGATCGGGATTTCATACTGGACAGACGCGACGGAGTTGGACGCAGTCCATGCCGCTGTTGTCAGCTCCGCAATCATTGCCGTGTTCGCTGCGGTATTCGTCGTTCCGGGCGTAAATGCACCCGTTGCCGAGCAATAGAATACGCGGATACAGGTCGCGGCCGGGGAGGCAACAGCCTTGAGAATGATGCGATAGACAAAGCCGCCTTCAGTTGCGTCTGCGGTATAAATCAGTGTCGTGTTTGCACCAGTCCCATCCGTAGCGGTATTGGCGCTGGGACCAATGATGGCACCAGCACCAAGCTGAATGTCCCACGTTCTGGAGTAAATCGGGTAGTTGTTAGCGGCCATAATTACCTCAGAGCGTTACCGCGCCAGAGCGAAGCGCGTTTTCCATGCCGTAAATTCGGCCCTCCACAAACTCGGACGGAGCGGCGATGAACATGGTTGCGCTGCCAGACAGGTTGAGGAGCGAACCCGTTGAACTCGATTTCAGATTGCGTGTAAGCGTGGTCCCAGACACGGTATAGGTTCCTGTTCCGATTTCCCACGCCGAACCGTCTTCAATCACGTAGTAGACAATCTCGCCGTCACGGACGTTGGCGCTGGAAAATGACCGATAATTCGTCACCGCAGAACCGAGGGTAATCGTACCCGTTCCCGTGGTTGCCGTTGTCATGCTTACGCGGTCATAGAGACGAGGCATGCGCTACACCTACGTGGTCGGATGCGTCACGGTAAGCGCCGTCACTTGGCAAGTCTGTCCGCTGGTGATGGTCGTTGACGGGCTGATGATGACATTCGTTCCCGATGTTCCAACCGTTAGTCCGCTGAGAATGACTGTGCCCGCGTTGTTGCGCAGTTCAGCGAGTGCCGCCGTACCAGATGCAGAAGCCGCCACACTCAGAGGAACACCAGACAGCGTCAGAACATCACCAGAAACCGTTGCAGGGGTCGTGGATAGCGTAAACGTGGCAAGAACACCCGTAGCGCCCGATAGCGCAGACGTACCGATTACCAGCGTTCCAGCCGCCGTGCCTGTGACGGAAATGGTCGGACCCGTGGCAGTGCCAAGCGCATTGACAACAAGGTTAAGACGGTTCGTTCGGAGTGATGCAAGATAGGTAACAGCCATGTCAGTTCACCATCGGGTTCTGGTCTTGAGCGTCTTCAACAATCGGCTCGTCAATCGTGTGCATAATCAAGCCCGTCTGCGGATCACGGACGGGGGTTCGCTTCATCGGCGCAGTCCGCAACGGCGGCATGTTGGAAACTGTCTGCTGCATCGCCTGCGCCACGCTCTGAGCGATAATCGGAGCGATGGAATTGGCAATGGACCCGCCAACTTCCTGCGGAACATTGAGCGCGATGGGCGACGGCTGCGGCGGAAGCGGGCCAGCAACCATCTGGTCAACCTGCATGCGCTCAGTTTCGGCCTTGTATGCCTCTATCTGGATTTTCTGCTGGTCAATCTGAACACGCTGCTGTGCCAACTGGGCATCAGCCTGCGCCTTCTGTGCGTCGGCCTGAGCCTTCTGGGCTTCCATCTGCATTTTCAGCATTTCGACCTGCTGAGACTGCTTCAGTTGAGCGTTTTCCTGCTCCAGTTCCTGAATGTGCTGCTGACCCTGCTGAATCTGCTGCTGTAACTCAGGCGGAATGCCATCATTGATCTGCTGCGGCAGCATGGCCTTGAGGCGCTCGGCGATTTCCTTGGCCCGCGGCCAATCCATCGCCTCCACCAGAATGTCACCGACAACAGGCATGGCCTGCGGGAACGCACGAACCATCTCGGTCATCTGCTGCGCGGTTTCCTCGCGCTTCGTCGTGAAGCTCGGTCCCGTATCAACCGCCACGTCATAACGGCCAACAGACAAATCGTAAATGTGATCGGTCCCAGGAAGAGAGCCAGCAGGACCAGCTTGGGGAGGCGGCGCACCTTCAGGCTTCTGACCAATCTGGACATTGCCTTCCATCCCGTTTTCGCCAAGGATGCGAACAATGCGCTCGCCCGAGTAAACCTTGGGAATGAGGTCAACCAGCACGTTGCCAACCTGACGAATGGAACGCTGCAAGTTGTCGATGAAATGGAACGTAGAAACATCACCCTCACGCTGGCGGGCCATGATTGCGCGGCCTGATGTCTCATTCGAGCGTGCGCCAAGGCTGGCGTCATACATGCCCGTAATGGCCTTCATGTCATCGTTGCTGGCAAGGGCTTCCTGCATCGCACCAGCCGCGCCACCGCCGTCGAGGGGCTGACGCTGCGGGGGCTGCTTTCCTGATGCGAACATCAGGTACGGATGGCTTTGCGTATTTGCCGTTACCCAATTCGGGTCAGCGTCAAAAGCGCCCTCTTCGCCAATGAACGGAACGCGAGGCGCCAATGCCACCAATTCTGTCGCAGTCGTGCGCCAGTAATTGAACATTCTCTGCGCGTCTTTTGCGTTATGAATGAGGCTACGGAAATAACGCTTTCCCTCGACATTGATTTCCTCGCCATAGACCGCGATAATCGGGAGATACTGGCCCTGCCACTCGTTCTCTTCGAGGATTTCCGCGCCCGTCATGATGCGCTGCGTAATCTTGTAAGCCTTCGCCATGCGCGACTGCTTCGGAACAATGCCAGCCATCATGAACAGGTCTTTGCCTGCCTCATATTCCTTGGCACCGACAACGCGGCCATCGGTCAACAGAAGGATTTCGCGCTCTACCTGTTCACGCCTCCAGCTTTCGCAGGTAAGAACATCATCGCCGTCGCGCCACGGGAGTTTCATGTTCTCGTAGCCGAGGTCTTCCCAATCGACAGCGTCAGCGCCCTTGTACTTGGCCTGGAACTCTTCCTTGTCGATCAGTTCCGTGACCCAGCATCGGTTCCAGTCTGACCCGTCCATGCTTGTTGAATTCGGATCGCCGTAGACGCTGAAGGGGTTAGCAACACGTTCAATCTTGATGCACTTGTCGAAAGTGTCATCATACTCGTAATCAATGGCAACTCGGATGTAGCCGAAGCCGCCGTAAACCGCGTTTTCAATCGCCGTATCGTATGCAACATCCGCCTTGGAAGTGCGTTCGATATTGCGGATAAGACCCTCGTAAACCTGCGCCGTAACAATATCAGCCTTGTCATCGACGGGCTTTACCTTGATCTGCGGGCGGTTCTGACGGCTGTCGTTGACTACCTGACGCCCGAATGCAGGCATCTTGTTGATGGTCAGGATCGGACGTCCATCCTGTTCACGCTGCTTGCGGATTGCTTCCGGCCACTGCTCGTTGAGCCGCGAAAAGCGAATGTCCTCAAGGGCCGTATTGCGGTTTTCGGACTCCGCGTCGGCTGCTTCCTCGAACTCTTCGCGCTCTTCAGCGAGGGTATCTTTTTCGGTTGCCAATCCGGCCCCCTTTCGTGCCGCTTCACAGCGGTAAATTGTTAGGGCTAGGCCATCCAGCCACCGCCACCAGCGACCATGCGTTCGCGGGGCTTCTGTTTCTCTCTCGGTGCTTCGTAGGCAACGCACATCAGGCCAAAAGCATCGGCAGCGTGTGAGGACCAATCATGGTCAGGACCAAGGCCAATATTCCGCGCCTCATCCCGCTTTTCGTGATACCAGCCCAGCGCATCAATGCCGGGAACAGTCGTAGCCTCGTTGAACCAGATGGACGGGAACAGACGCCTTGCAGCCTCTACCCGCTTCATCGCAGCGCCCTTGCCTTGATTTGCTACTGTTTCAGTTTTGAAGCCAGCGGCACGGATATGATCTGCGAAGCGTATTCCAGTAACTGTATCGCTGTGAGCCCCGTCGTGGGGGAGTACACATAAAGCTCCAGACCACCCGGCAGTTCGCAGCCAATCCAGATGGGACGCGAGCGGCTGGCCTTGCGCTTCGTAATACGAGAGGACCCTGATCTCCCGACCGACAAATTGGGCGATCCAGATGGCCGTGCTATCATTGAAGCCAATATCCCAGAAGGCCCGCACTTGCATCAAGGGGTCAGGCTGTACCTTGCCGATGCGGCCCTGAGACTTGGCCTCTGCCAAAGCCTTGGCGAAATAGGCTCCCGAAAGAACCGTTGCGTAGTCGCCTTCCCATACGTGGGGGTATTGGTCAGGCTGCGCTCTGAGGCAGTCCAGGCGCTCTTGCTCAAGAACTGCGGGAAACCACGGGTTAGCATCCCAGTTGGCCTTGACCACAGTTGCGCCAGTGGGAGGTTCGCTACCCCGGAATAGTTGGTCTACTGGGTCGCTTTTCCGCGTCGGGTTCCACGAAAACCAAATCTCTGAGCCTTCAGCGCGAATTGTCGGACGCAGGAGGCCTAGACTGCGGGCAGACAGGCTTTGGCTTTCTTCAACCCACGCAAGGCGAAAGTTCTCTAGCGATTTGACACTCTCCGCTGTGTGGTCCTGCATGCCCTGAAAGATGATGACGCCGCCGCCGGGGGTTTCGATCCGGTCTGCTAGGATGCGGAAACCCTGTTTTTCACCAAGGTTCCACTTTCCGAGCTGGTCTTCGATGAGGCGCTTGGCGCTTTCCTTGAGTGACTTCTGGACTTCACGGATGCAGACCGCGCGAGTGCCGGGGGTCATCAGGCATTCTTCGACCAGCAGGCCAGCGAAGAACCAGGATTTTCCGGAACCACGTCCACCGTAGCAAGCGCGATAGCGGGCGGGATGTAATAGCGGCTCAAAGGCTGGCGCGGTTTCAATCCGCAGGGTGGTCAACGAGTAATCACCCGTTCAATGCGGGCAACGATGTTGATTGCGTCGGCTTCGTCATCGCCGGAAATGGTTACGGCCTGAAGATCGGGAAGGCATTTCTTGAGCAATCCAAGGCCAGCGGACACCTGAGTTGAAGACATTTCGCGGTTTCCCTGAACATGCTCAATCAAATTGTTGAGAATGTTGCTGTTTCGGATTTTATCGCGGTGTTCTTCAGACATGCGGTAGGGTGATCTGCCCCTGCCCCGCTTTACCGCGACTGCTTCATCAGCTTGGTCGCTCATGTGTAACCTCGATTGTTACGTTAAGTTAGCAGCACTTCTTGCCGCCAGTGACCACCTTGCTGTGAGGGGTCGCGTGAGGCTTGCCAGACGGCGGCTTGCCGTGAGAGTTTCCCTTGCCGGAACTGGATGCTTTAGCCATTGTAGTCTCCTGGTTAAGTGAGGGTTCCCGCCGCGCAAGCGTCATCCACTGTTACGCAATACCTGGAGAGGTGCTGGAGAGCGCGGGCGGGAATGAGGTATCCCCTGCATGACATGACCCCGAGACGGGCGCAGTCGGGGAATTGTTGGGGTCGATCACGCAGGGGAATTTCGGCAATATTCGCCAATACCTCGCAAACAGGCGAGGCCCGCAGGCACGGGGTAATCCCACTAGAGCGCCATACGCGGATTAGTTCAGGGTTACATGTAACCGTTAAATGTAACTTTTTTAGGGCAGATATCTCTTCAGCCAAGAGCGCCGTTCTTTTTTCTGTCGCAGGGCTACTTCCCTGCGGTCTTTCTTCACCTTGCGAGGATCAAGAATGCCTGTCTCGACGCAAATCAGGTCAAGTGCGTACGAAATGTAGTCCAGCGGCGTCTGCGCTCCAGACAGCGGCGGAAGTCCGTTCTTCTCAGCAACCTCACAAAGTCGGTCCCGGTGGTTCATGCCGCCTGCTCCAGTTCCGCCTTGGCATCGCCAATCATCTCAAGCAGCGCCTCCTTGAGGTCACGCCACCGCTTTTTCTGCTTCCTGCTAGCGGTTTGTGATAGCGCCAGTGCTGCCGTGTTCTCTTTGTCAATCTCGACTCGGAATGCGTGTAGCTGGCTGTGAGGCACACAAATGGCCTCCAGAGCGGCGTTTCGTTCGATGGCCTCTAGGTGCCTGATACCCTCCAGTTCGGCCTGTAGCGCCACAGGAACCGCAGCAAAGATGCGTCTCGGGAGTATTGATACCTCTCGGTACGCCCGAAGCTGCGTCTTAGCCATGATGCGGCGGGATATGGCAGGACGGCAGGCGATGATCTGCACGGGGCACCATGCGTCGAAGCCTGCGTTCCTGATCTGCTGGGCTACGTACGCTTCCTTGCGGAAGTCAGTGCGGATGATGAGCCACATTCAGGCGTAATCCTTCATATTGCGCACCCGTATAGCGCATGTGTCGTAGTCGGCTGGATTATCTCCGAACGGGTCAATCTCGTTTTCAAGCATTACAGCCGCGTCCTCCAGTGCATCAGAGCGGGCTTTGCGGAGGGTCGCTTCGTATTCATCAATCAGCGTGAACATTCTTCCCAGCGTACAATCCCGCGCCTCTAATTCGCCGCGCTGTTTCTGAATGGTGTCGTAAATCACGCGCCACGTTTTGAGCGGAATACCCGATTCACCCACGGTTCACCTCCATCCTGAGATATTCAAGTTCTGCCTGTAGGTCGTGCATGCGCTTCTGCTGGTCATCGTAGCGCCTGACCAGTTCCTGGTAGGTCTGCTCCTGAAGCAGGACGTAGGCGCGGAGTTCCAGAAGCATACGTTCTATTTCGCCACTCATGTGATTGACTTTCCACGCTTGAGAACGTCCAGCGCCGCTTCCCTGCCGTGCATGGCTAGGGCTTTCGAGGCGTCACATAGGCAATCGAAGTTGCGCTGCAACAGGTGCGTCTCAGTGTTGAACGCTGCCCACAGCTTGGGAAACGGCTGTGGCTTGACACCCTGACCAATAGGTTCCGGCACCCTGCCCTGACGCAGATCGCGCTGGGCGTAACGGCGGGCTTCTAGCTTCTCGTCAAACTCTACGAAATCGGCATGGGTAGGAAGAAACTTGCACTGCGCACTGATGCCGATGTGCTTGTCAGTCATCACCCGCAAGTTTTCGGGCGGCATGTCCGACAGCAACTCTGCCACGCTGGCTAGGTATTCGGGCGATGCCTTGCCATAGTCAGGGTATCTCGAGAGGATCATCTTCGCCGCGTCCCTGCCCCGCTTGAGCCTCTGCAAGCTGTCGTTCTCGCTGCTCGATTGCGCGGTCAATGAGGTCAAATCCTGCGGCGATAGTGTTGGGGCGAGGTCCATTGGCGTTCCTGGTTGAAGGGGTTGTGAAAGGCACGACTTCCCCGGCTTTCGGCGGCCCTGTTCCTGCCGCTAATCGCGCCTGAACGGCGTCTTGGATGATTGGGATGAAGTACCGCCACGAACTGGGGCGGCGAACCCGTGGGGCGTGGGCCTTGACCACAGGCAGAACGTCGGTTTCGAGAATGGCACCCGCCGAAATCAGGGCTTCGATTGGTCCCGTGACGGCGAGATTGGGCGACGGTTGGTTCTCCCAACCTGCTGCCTTGCGAAGTTTGGTTTCGAGTTCGCCCGCGCCAAAGCTAATCTCAGCGGATGGGGGGATTATAGGGGGGGTTTT